CCAGCGCAGTAAATTCATTGAAAACTGCGGGAAATGTGGCGGCAATAACAGCATTGTCTAACATGATGTCAAATCCAAATGATCCAAACAACCCCGCACAGAAAAAGAAAACTAAAATTCCTGATTACAAACCAACGAGTGTGAAACCGGGGGACGATAGAGTAGTAGAGCCAGAAACAATTAAAAAGTTGCGGGATCATGTGGAACATGGAGACACGATGAGAAAAATGGTCGAAGCACGAGTTCGGTTTGCAACCGACAAACAGGCAAAAGACTTCCACTCACACATTGAAGGCTCCGGTCTTGCCACAGGGACGAGAGAGGGATCCTCTGTTGAATACGACAGCAGCGACACTCGAAAGTATGTTCAGAACGCAATTCGTCGAAAGATGAAAGAGTTAAAAGGTAAAATGACAAATGTTAAGTGAAAGAAAACTTACTGATCGTGAGTTAAAAAAGAGAGACGAGATCGTTAAAGCAATCAAACGAGATCGTAAGGAAGAAAAATTAACCGATGAGGAAGTATACGCAATCGCTACCGCACAAGCAAAGAAAACAAACGAGGGAATCATGGATCCATACGAAAGATTAAGAAAAATTCAAGAGTCAATGAAAAGAATTAAAGGATTTATCAATGAACACAAATAAAGAAAATAAATTTGTTTCAGATAAGTTTACCCCAAAAAACTTTAATGAAGTAAAAAACTTTTTTAATATTCATAAGGTAAATGCAAAAAATCAGATTGCTATTCATTTCAGATTTACAACTGAGGGAAAGACAAATAAGAAAAATTGTAGGAGAAAGATATTCTTCAAATGAAGCAAGAAAGCTTATAAGAAATCAATTTACCCCAATAAAAGTATCTGACTTTGCTTTTAAAACAATGAGAGATAATTCTAGAACAAGAGATGGAAGTGATGTCAGTAGAGTGGTAAGAAGAATAACCAATAACATATACAGAGGATTTAGTAGAACACCTATATTTGAAAATCCAAATACTTTATTTGAGAATATAATTAACATTGTACCATCAGAACCACTAACAACTAGGCCAAAAACAAGTGATGCAGCACCTCTTATAAGTTCTGCACCTACTGTTACAACACCTATTGCACCGAATGTTGCTCCATTAGGAGGAACAATCTCACCCGGAGATAGATCTCAACTTGCCAAAAGCGGAGATATTGATATAACTGAAGCATTGGTAAATAGAGGATAATATGGCAAGTAGACGTAGAGGTGGAAAAGCAAGTTCTAAAAGAAGAAGAAGTGCGGCTTCGGCTAGAAGAAGACGTGAAGAGAGTGCTGGTATTGATAGAAGAGGTTCTTATTTAGCTACTAGAAACAGACCTGATATACGAACAGGAAGTAATAATAGATTTGTAGCACCAAAACCAGATGCATTCTCAGGCAGAGAACAAGGCATTGCTGCCGCTAATACAGGAAGTAAAGAAGATAAATTACAACAAAGTGTTGGTAGTCTTGACAGACGAATTGCTACAGCATTAGAAAAAAAAGATACAGATCTAGCGAAGGATCTTCGTTCACGACAAAATAAATTTGTAAAACAATTAGCTCTTGAAAGAGTTAGAAAAACTCCAGGTGGAACTATTCAAGGTAATGTTAGAATGCGTGACGGCACACGGCCTATGACAACAGCAGGTTTTGATGTATTTCAAGATACTATTGATAGAGATTTCTTAGATCCAACAAGAAGATTACAAAACTTATACCCAGAACAAGCTAGAGAAATGTATCCTGTAGAATCAAGATTACAGATGGGTCTTCCTACAGTGCAAGCAATTAAAGCATTGTTTGGTGTAAAAGATAAACCAATACCATACAGTGATCCAAGAATGCCAGGTGAAAGATATCCTTTGGATTTTATGCCAGAAGGAGAAGTGTTTGCTGCACCAACTGAAAATGTATCTATGGAAGACTTAACAGATGATAAAAGTGTACCACTTCCAAAAACAATAGAAGAACAACTAATTCTTCCGAATCAATTTGACGTAATAGATCCTAAAACAAGATCGGAAGTAGTTGATGAAACTATGGGTGATATAATAGATTCAGGTGTTCAAGATTTTGATAAATTAGATAAAGAGTTTCAAAAAGAATCCGCAGAATACTTTGAGAAAAAAGCAAATGAACCAACAGTTGCGGATAAGTATCCTTATGAAGTAGCTAGTCCAAATGCTCTTCCATCATATTTTAATTTGTTTGGTCAAAATGATCCTATAGCAAGTGTACAAGATGAATTAACAAGCGAAGCTTTACAAGGACCTGGATATAACTTAGATCCAAATTTAATTAATAATTTATATGATCAAGGATTCTTAGAACCAGGAACTAATTATATTGATAATGATTCTTTGTTAAATGAAGCTTTAGCAAGCTACTACGATAGTCTCAAATGATTAAGAAAGTTAACATCACTGCAATTATTATTGCGGGTGTAACTGTTATCTACAGTTATGGGATGTTAGTAAACAGAGTCATTGCCAATGAAAATAAAATAAAAGATTTAGATATGTTGCGTATAGACGCACGGCTCTCGGTCATTGAAGCAAATGTTGTAGCGATCAATGATAAAATAGATCAAGCTATTAAGTAGCATTCATTACAAACATATTAGATTCTAGACACCACGTCTGCGTGTAAACAGGATTTATTCCTTGTTCAGTAGCCATATCATAAATACTATTTTCCATCACAATACGTCTTGCTTCACACTTCTCTTGATCAAAGTATAACTCAGCCGTATGTTTTACCGAAGGCATTCCGGGCATAGAGATCATTGATATAAGTAACCATATTTTAATCATTACTTATAGAAATAGCACTTTCCTTCTTTAGTTACCATGAGTAATTTTACACCCATTTTTTTCTGTATTTTTGTGGTCATTCTTCTTATCTTATGACCTGCATGTGTGCCTGTTTTTCTTATACTTTCGCTCTTTACATCTATCTTTATCGTGTCTCCTCTATCATTTAGAGCAATCAAGTCGCACGGCCCAAGGCCACTAATGTTATGAAAGACGTAGTAATTTCTTTTAGTTAGCCAGTGCATGGCTACAAGATGGTTTAAAAAACCAACTTTTTGTTTTCTATTCAATCTCTCCCCACGAAGGACCTACCTCGCAGTCTACTTTACAAGGAACTCTTAATGGTACAGCACTTTGCATAATCTCAATAACTTTTTTCTTTTGTTCTTCAGAGTATACAGAAATATCTAGTTCATCATGCACTTGAATTAAAGGTGTAATACCTTCTTTAAAAACATCTATCATTGCTTTCTTTGTTTGATCAGCAGCGGATCCTTGAATTAATCTATTCAAAGCTTTGTATGTCCAAGCACGTCGTATTCTATTCATACCACCGTATTCTGCCTCAGCATCTTTAAATGATAATGGTTTATGAATACCATAAGAAGATGGTTCCCATAAATCAAAACGACATTTACGTCCTAGTATTGTTCTTATGAACCCCATTTTCTGTGCTCTACCCATCGTGCCTTCTGTTAATACTTTTACAAAAGGAACTGTAGAATGATATTGTTTAAAAATATCATCAACATCTTCTTTATCTAATCCTAATTGGGATCCAAGTTTACCTTTACCCATACCGTACATCATACCAAGATTAATTGTCTTGGCTTGCTTACGATCTATGCCTGCCATATCAGCAACGACTTGATGAAAATCAGTGTCTGGTTTATTATTATAATCGTTTAATAATTTTTCTACAGAAGCAACATCCCATTTAGTTGACTCACTAACCAAGGCTCCATAATGTATAAGAAGACGAGGCTCTTGTTGTGAATAGTCAAAACATCCCCACTCCTCACCTTTTTCTGGTACAAAGATTTCTCTTATTTTAGGTCCTATATCTTTATTACGAGCTGGTATCTGCTGCAAGTTAGGATTTTGCATACTTAATCTTCCTGATATTGTACCGCCTGTTTCTGAACGTAGTTGATTTACATCTGCATGTATGCGACCACGATAAGAATGTTTTAAAATAGAATCTATAAATGTTGTTCTTGCTTTATTTAACTCTCTTGCTTTTACTATATTCTGTGCGAACGGATTAGAATGTGTTGCTAAAAAGTTTTTATCAAAGCTAGGTAAACCTGTTGGTGTTCTGTTGTATCTTATTTTAAGTTTATCAAAAGCTTTTGCAATTGATAATGGAGCAAGTATCTCCACCTCAAAACCACATGCTTTATATAAGCTAGATAATATCTTCTTCTCTGAATTCTCAAAATCTTTTTTAATACGTTCTGCTTTTTCTGTATCAATGCGCACTCCTTTCTTTTTCATAGCGAATAAAACATGAAACAATTCTGATTCTGTGTTAAAAATATTTAATAACTCTTCTTGAGTTATCTTTAGTTGTAATGCTTTCCATAACTTTAAAGTAACTGCAGCATCTTGTTCAGCGTAAGGACCAACATACATTGGTGGTAGTTTCCACATCTCACTCTTTGCATCTACACCCCACTCTTTTGCAGCTTCATACAATAAAGATTCTGATTTTGTTTCTCCAACATACTCTTTTGATAAATCTTTAAGAGAATAATTAAATCTATTTTCATTTACTAAAGGTGCAGCAATCATCGTATCTATTATTCTGCCGTGCACTTTTAATCCTAAAGCATCTAACCATCCAACATCATACATGGCATTGTGAAATATTTTATCACAAGGTAATTCTAAGATAGGTTTAAGCTGATTAAGAAAAACGTTTTGATCAAAGTTACCACCGCCCTCATGTGCTATAGGATAGTATCCTTCCCAACCATCCACGGCCAACGCAACACCAATAACTCTTCCTTGTTTGGTAGCCCATCCAGGTCCTACACCATTTTTTATACCATCATCTTTTGTTTCTAAATCAATAGCGATTTCTTTCGCTCCACTAAAATCAGGTACTGTTTCTGGTGGTACCCACTCACTAGGAGTTTGGAAAAGAGAAGGTTGTCTCACTTCGTTCGCTCATCTATTTCCCCTGCAATAGCTGCATAGGCCGCCAAGTCTACATAGCTGTCTGATTTATGTGCATGCATTAGTCTAGCAACTTTAACTAAAGCCATACACATTGCCACATCATGGGGTGTTAATTTTTTGCGGAGGAAAATTGACCACAATGCAGCAATGTTCTCATGATTGGTAAGCTTATCGCCGTAGTCTTCTTGGCGATCACCTCCAACTAATTCTTTTGCTTGTTCTAAAATATTCTGTGATATCATTTGTTATGTTTTTCCTTATGACAAGGTTCACAAAGCAATTGTAATTGTGCTACATTAAAATGAAAATCTTGCCATGATTTTGCCAACTCTCTATCTTTAAATTTTTTTGAATAACTTGATTCTACTTTTTGTAGTTCACTAACTGTAGAAACATTTTCTTTCCACTCTTTAAAGATACCATCAAACTCATTTATATGATCAACCACAAGTTCGTTATACTCAAAACTTTTTTTACATTTAGTACACAAATGTTCTTGATTATATTTAAATATCAAAGTTTGATTTTGAATCTCATAACGAGCTGCTTCGTTTTCTTCTTGTTTTAAATTAATAGTAGGAGAATAAAAACAAGTAAACTTTTTATAAGAAACAACAGAAATTCCTTTATGAAGTATTTCTTTATCTTTATCTGTTAACCTAAACCCTAATGCTCTTTGCTGTTTAGCAGGAAAAACAATGTACCAATATTGAGGATCCTTGTTTTTAAATTTATATGTTTTCCATTTTTTATCAGAGTTAATAAAATTTAAATAAAGATTTTTTGTTTCAGATTTTTTTATTGGTGTGTCTTCATTTAACTCAACATAAGTTTTATCTTTTGGTTTATCAAACAATAACAATTGATTTCTAAAATAAGATAGACACTCTTTTTTTGTTTTAAAACTATTTCCCAAAACTTGATATTTCATTTAAAAAATCTCCTTAAACTCTCTATTGGATTGACTCTCAATAATATGTAAAGATTTTTTTGCTCTTGTTGTAGCAACGTAAAACACTCTCCTCTCATCATCCCTTTTCTGCGCAAGACTTAAATCTGCCTTACGTGGTAAATCTGTTAATACCATAACATTGTCTGCTTCGCCACCCTTAGATGCATGAATTGTAGATAATTTTATATTTTTCGATTTATTAAAGGATGATCTGCGCATTGCTGCATTGATATAACGTTGCATCGATTCTGGTATTCTATCTAAGGCAATGTTCCATTCACTATTAATATCAGCATTTAAACCATGACCCACGACCAATGATTCGTAATTATATTTAACTTCTTCACTCGCTGTCTTTATGGCTTCTTTATGACCATGTTCTATATTACCATTACCACTCATGTAATAATAAATATCTTGTGCTGCAAATACATCTATCTCGTTTCCTTCTTTTAAATTATTCCATCCTTGTATTGCTCTAATCATACGATCAGAAATAGAAGATCTATTTTTATATTCATAAAACAATCCCTGGTATTTTAAATCATCTGCTATTTGATCTAATACATAATTAGTTCTTGCTAAAATTAACCACGATCCATTTGTTAAATCTATTTGGTTATTGAATCGCATACGATGACGCTGCACTATTCCTTCTTCTTCTTTTGGATTCCAATCTTTTTGTACACGATCATTAACTTTACTAATCAAGTTATCAGCTACTTGGTGCACGGCTCTAGGCACTCGGTAAGACTGTGTTAGTATTTCTCTTTCCCCACCTATCAATCCTAATCTTTTTGTATCAGCACCAGCCCAATCAAATATAGCTTGGTCATCATCTCCTGCAATGTAAGCTCGTTTTGAATTACGAATAAGTATCTCTGCCATTTGCCATTGAATAAAACTAAGATCCTGTGCCTCATCAATAATTACAACTTCAAACCTAGGACAATTTTTTTGTTTATTAAATTCTACAATCATGTCTGTAAAATTAAATTTACTATGTTTCTTTTTATATCGTTCTAAACCTTTATCTATTTGTTGTAGCTTTTCAAATCCCCCTTGAATATGCTCACCACTACGTATGAACTCATTTGATAGTGATACGTTTTTTATTTTTGCTTGATCAATTATTTTTAAATAAGGATCTTGTGGTAATGAAATACCTAACTCATCTACTGATTTATTTGGATTAATTAATTTAACTTGTAGATAATCAGAAGCTGCTTTGTAATCATCATCGTCCATAACATCAGCATTTTTTAATCCTAACATTAAGAATGCCATACTGTGTAGTGTACGAAAATACTTAAAACTTTTACGATCCAAACTAAATTTTTCCATTGCTCTCGTCACTGCCTCTCTTGCAGCTTTTTTTGTAAAAGCAAAATATCCTATTCGATCTGGTGGAGTTCCTTTTTGTAGTTCTGATTCAACAATACTAAGAAGATGTGTTGTCTTCCCGGTACCTGGTGGACCAAAAACTATTTTAATTTTCTGACTTTGACTGTCTTGTAATATCATCTTGCAATAGCATTAAGTTTAATTTTATCATTTTTAAATCGTCTACTAATATTCTTTTTGTTAGCTTCATGTTTTTACTCTCGGCTTTAGCTACGAGTTTCGCAGCTATGCCTAGAGTTTCTTTAATTAGTTTTTCCATTCATCACCTCTAAAATTGTTTTCCCTATATAGTAAGGTATCTGTGGTACCAAACTATTACCTAATGATTTAAGTCGGTCCACCCTTTTGGGTATCCCATGAGCCACTCTACCCATGTTGGGTTCAGACTCCCACCACCCTTGACCCACTGTTCCTTGTCCTTCTTCGCTACTCTCACGGGAAGAATTGAATCTCGGTGTGAATTGATTACGGCTTTGCCACTGTCTTTGTAATCTCTCGTCGTTGGTGTTGGCCACATCAACTTCGGATGTGCTACTTGATCGTTCAAACTGATTGGCATTTTCTTTTCTAGTTTCATTTTCATTCTCTCCTCGGAGCTCGGCCCTCGGCCACTGTGAGCGTCTGGAGTGCGCCAATATCCAGATTCTTTCTCTTTGGTGGTTGGCACCGATGCTCGAAGCTGAAATACTAAACGGCCTAACGGAGTAGTCTTCACTCTCCAAGTCCGAGATAACGGTGTCGAGACCGAGTTTAATGTGTCCACTAACATTTTCTCCAATAACCCAAGTCGGTCTGAGTTCTTTGACAAGTCTAAAATACTCTGGCCAGAGGTGTCTCGGATCTTGCTCACCTTTTTGGCGACCTGCGATGGAGAAAGGTTGGCAAGGGTATCCTCCTGTGATGATGTCGATGGAATCAATTCCATCTGCTTTGAGTCTTTCATAATTCAATTCCTTTATATCTTCGTATTGTTTAACATGAGGCCAATGCTTTTGCAGCACTTGTCTTGGATATTCTTCGATGTCACAAAATGCTTTTGTTTCAAAACCTCCAGTGGCTTCAAGTCCTAGACTGAAGCCACCGATACCACTAAATAAATCTAAGTGTTGTAATTTCATATGCCTATCTTCACATTGTTTTTAGCATACCACTCTTCTAATTTTTTTTTCGGATCTTTTAATTTTTTTAACTTAGCTTTTTCTTGTTTTTCCCAAGTAGCTTTAATCCATTTAATAGCTTCTTCTTTCATTGGAAATGAGAATTCGATCTTATCATTCCAACTGTTATC